GTAAAGTTCAAGACGGTATTACAACAACTCAAGCGAGTTAATAATACAGTCTACGGAATAGTATGTGGAGAGGGCTTTGTTGTTCTCTCCCATACATTTTTAAAAATAAATAAATAATAAAGAAAAATAAAATGGCAAGAACAAAAAAACAAGCAGGTGGACAAACTAAGTTTCAACAAGCTTATAGTAAATTAACACCAGCTCAAAAGCAAAGTGATACTATGAAAATGTATCTAGCAAATAGAGGAGGTCGAAAAGCTTCTGGTAAACCTAGTTTAGCTACTAATACTGGCGAACCTACTAATGTTCGTACAAAGCGACCCGGAGGCTTTGCTACAGGTGGAAGAGCTCGATTAGCTGCAACAGAACCTTTAGGAACGGTTAGACCAAAACCTAAACCTAAAAAGAAACAAAGAGGTTATGGACAAGCTCAAGAAGGTCGTGGTGGCTATTCAAAAGGTGGATCAGTAAGTGCTAGGCTTTCAAAAGCTGGACCAGTAGCAAAACCTAATTAAGGAGAACAACATGAGTTGGGATCAAACAGAACTTAATAAGTGGTATAAGTCTTGGCTAAAGAATAACTTTGGACCAAGAATGGAAAAATACTTTGGTAAAATAGTTCGAGCAAGAACTAAGAAAGGTCGTTACAAGGGTGATGATAAATCAACACCTGATGTTAATGAAGCCTATACAACGCAAAAAGCATAGTGGCAGTATTAGGTTCGGAAGAACAGCCACTTGTTTTAAAGAACAAGAAAAAGAATAACCAGAAGTTAGGCTTATCTGGAAAGTTTTACTCGAAAGAGAATAAAGATAAGTACGATGCTGGTTGGGATCGTATATTTAATAAGGATACATAAGAATGGCAACAACTTATTTAAGTTTAACAAATGAATTATTGAGGGAATTGAATGAGGTTGTCTTAACTTCATCAAACTTCAGTAGTGCAGTAGGTATACAAGCTCATGCTCAAGACTGTATTACTAGAAGTTATAATGATATAGTTATAGTAGAACCTCAGTGGGCTTTCTTAGCCACAGGCGAAAGTGGTGCAACTGATCCTTTCTATGGGAATGTTTATGTAGAGACTGTCGCAGGAACTCGATGGTATGAGTTAAAAGCTTCCAGTTCCAGTATTATAGCAGATTATGGTTCAGTAGATTGGGATAACTTTTATCTAACTACTATAAGTGTAAGTGGAGAAAGTGCTCCTTATGTTAGTCGTAATCTAAGTTTTGTTACTACTGAAGAATGGAAAGACCATTTAAGAGAAGGAGAAAATGCAGATGATGCAGATACACAGAATTGGGGAGAACCTAGATTTATAATACGTAGTCCTGATGCTAGAAAATTTGGAGTAAGTCCAATACCTGATAAAGTTTATCGAGTTTGGTTTTATGCATGGGATTTACCCACAGCTTTAAGTGATCACGATGATACCATAGTTTTTCCAGATGTATATGTTCCAGTATTAATGGCACGAGCACGTTATCATTTTCATCAATTTAAAGATGCTCCACAACAAGCAGCTTTTGCTTTACAGGATTATAAAGAAGGACTTAAAAGAATGCGTTCTGCTTTAATGAATCCAGTACCTAAATACGTTTCAACGGATCATATATAATGCCAGTATCACAACCATACGCATTAGCATGTGAAGGAGGACTCGACAAGTCTTCCAGTTCTTTTGAACTATTACGTAGACCAGGAGCAGCAACAAGGTTAAGAAACTTTGAAGTTGATATAGCTGGAGGATATAGAAGAATTAATGGCTTCTCTGCATTTGGTGGTGGTAGTGCAGCTAATCCTAGTACAGATAATGATATACTAGGCTTACACGTTTATGCGGATGGTGTAATAGCTTGTTCAAGTACTAATATTTATTTTAGTCAAGACGGAGAAAGTTGGCTACAGATTAATATGGGAAGTGTTGCAGGTGGAGGAGATAACTATAGTGCTTTTACAGGTCGTAGTGCTGTAGCTAGAACCTCACAAGGTTTAGCACATTTTGCAACTTTTGAAGGTGATACTGATTACGGAGAAGTAATTATAACCGATGAAGGATCAGGTGCATTACCTTTTTATTTTAAAATGACAGGTACTGGTGCAGCATTAAGTAGTCGTACCTTTTATGCTAAAACAATTACAGTAAGTAGTACAGTTTATCCTAAGTTTTGTACTATGCATGATAAACATTTAGTAGTTGGTGGAGCAGCTACAGCACCTAATACTATTTATTATAGTGATTCAGCTAAAACTACTGGAGCTGATATAGATGATTTTGCTAATGATGGTGGAGCTATTAAACTTGATGATCAAGTAGTAGGACTTAAAAGCTTTAGGGAGGACTTAATAATATTCTGTCGAAATAGTATTTGGAAATTAAGTAATATAAATATTGCTGCTTCCATAGCAGTAGAACCAATTACAAAGAACATAGGTTGTTTAGACGGAAAGAGTATTCAGGAAATTGGTGGTGATTTAGTATTCTTAGCACCAGATGGAATAAGAACATTAGCTGGTACAGTAAGAATTGGTGACGTTGAATTAGGTACAGTTAGTCGATCTATACAGCCAATAATGAAAGACATCGCTGATAATATTGGTACTTATAATATAAGCAGTATTGTTATTCGAGATAAATCTCAATATCGCTTATACTATGGTTCTAGTTCTTCAGGTGATGCAGCCGAAGGAATAATAGGCACACTTAAAACAAACGAACAAGGCTTCACCCAATTTCAATGGTCAGAAACTTTTGGAATAGATGCAAGTGCTGCAGCAGCTTCAGGCTTTAATTATAGTGGAGTTGAAAAGCATTATCATGGAGATTATGCAGGAGCAGTATTTAACCATGATACAGGAGATAATTTACTGGATACATCAGGTACTGCAACTAATATAGTAGCTGAGTATCAAACTCCTGATTTAGATTATGGAGATTTAGGAACATTAAAGACTTTAAAATACGTTAAAATATCAGCAACACCAGAAGGCACAGTAGCTACCAAATTAAGAATAAGATACAACTTTGATGATCCAGATACTCCACAGCCTTCTGATTACAGTTTATCCATTGATAAGCCTTCGTTGTTTGGTACAGCAGTCTTTGGTGCTACAGCAGGACATGTATTTGGAGCAGCTTCTGATCCGATAACAAGACAAGTAGTAGAGGGAAGTGGACATAGCAATTATTTTAGAATATTTAGTGATGATCAAAACTCACCTTATACAGTTAATGGTTTATATATAGATTACGTACCTTCAGGGAGACAATAATTATGGCATACAGTTATACACGACAAAGTTCAATGAGTGATGGTGATACCATTACAGCAGCTTTATTTAATAACGAATACGATCAACTAGTCAATGCATTTGCATATCATTCAAGTACTGCAGGTTCGACAGGACACAGGCACGATGGTACTGCAGGACATGGTGGTAGTATAGCTACGATAGGTGATTTAGACTTTTTAAATAAGATAGTTGCAGATAGTACAAATAATAGGTGGGGAGTATTTGTAGAAGTATCTTCAGCAGCAGTAGAACAGATTAGAATTGCTGATGGTGTTATATCACCAGTAACAGATAACGATATAGATTTAGGTACAAGCTCTCTAGAATTTAAAGACCTTTTCATAGATGGTACTGCACATATTGATACACTTGACGTAGATGTAAATGGTACAGTAGCAGGAACTTTTGGAGTTACTGGAGCTACTACGCTATCAAGTACTCTAGCAGTCACAGGAGCTGTCACAGGTTCTAGTACAATTCAAGGAACAACAATAACAGCTACTACAGCTTTCGTACCTGACGCATCTGATGGTGCTGCTCTAGGTACAAGTGCTTTAGAATTTAGTGATCTTTTCCTTGCTGATGGAGCAGTTATAAACTTCGGAGATGATCAAGACGTTTCCTTAACTCACGTAGCCGATACAGGCTTACTTATTTCAAGTACCGACCAATTACAATTCGGTGATTCAGGTACTTATATTTATCAATCTGCTGATGGTGTATTAGATTTAGTATCTGATACTGAGATTGAACTTACTGCTACTACTATAGATATCAATGGTGCTGTCGCAATGGATGGTGCTATAACTGGTGGTACTAATATCACTATATCAGGAGAATTAGACGCAGCTACATTAGATATTAGTGGTAACGCAGATATAGATGGAACTCTTGAAGCCGATGCAATTACTGTAGATAGTGTAGCACTTAACGAATACATAGCCGATACAGTCGGTGCAATGGTAGGAAGTAATACTGAAACAGATATTACAGTAACTTATGATGATTCTGATAATACATTAGATTTTGTTGTAGGAAATATAACAGGTACTGCAGCTTTAGCTACAAGTGTAACAGTTAGTGCAAATAATAGTACAGACGAAACTGTATATCCTCTCTTTGTTGACGGAGCTACAGGTACTCAAGGTGCAGAAAGTGATACAGGATTAACTTATAATCCTAGTACAGGAATGTTAACTACTACAGGTGTTACTTCAACATTTACAGGTAATATTACTGGTAATGTAACTGGTAATACTAGTGGCACAGCAGCTACAGTAACTACAGCAGCTCAAACTAATATTACAAGTCTTGGAACGCTTACAGCCTTAACAGTTGATGATGTCGCTATAGATGGTAAAGTTGTAACTATGACAGGTTCTAGTGGTGATACTGCTGTACTAACAGTAGGCACAAATGGAACCTTAGATATAACTACAGTAGATACTACAGCCGCAGCAGCTAATATTCAAATCACAGCAGATGGTACAGTAGATATTGATTCAGCAGGAATACTAACTTTAGATTCTGGAGCAGCAATTAATATTGAACCTGCTGCAGGATCAGCAATTTTATTAGACGGAACAATTAGTATAGATGCAGGAGTAGTCACAGGTGCAACTAGTATAACTTCAACGGCATTCGTAGGAGATATAACAGGAGATGTAACAGGAAATGTAGATACATTTACAGCTTCAGCAAATAATAGTACAAATGAAACTGTTTATCCTGTCT